TATGGTGGATTTGACGGTTGGGATATCTATAGAGAATACAGAACAAATGCCGATAAATATACTTTAGGTAGAGCAGGATTCTTAAATGGTGCTTGTTCATCTTTAAGATATCCAAAAGGTAAAGGAAATGGATTGTTTAAACAAATTGCAATCGGTGATGGAAGTGTTGAATATGGTAATACAGATTATTATGCTTACTTATTAGGTATTAGAACATTTGCCAACCCAGAAGCCGTAAATATCAATATATTAACAACACCAGGTATTGATTTGTATAATAATAATAATCTTGTTGAAGCAACAATTGATATGGTTGAAAATGAAAGAGCAGATTCACTTTATATTACAACAATGCCAGATTACCAAATGTTTGTTGCAACAACAACTGAAGGTGATAACTTTATCTATCCACAAGAAGCTGTTGATTTGTTAGAAGAAACAGGAATTGATTCTAACTATACCGCAACTTATTATCCTTGGGTATTAACAAGAGATAGTGTAAACAACACACAGATTTATATTCCAGCAACGGCTGAGGTTACAAGAAACTTGGCACTTACTGATAATATTGCATTCCCTTGGTTTGCGGCAGCAGGTTATACTCGTGGTATTGTAAACTCAATTAAAGCTCGTAAGAAGTTAACACAAGAAGACAGAGACGTTCTTTATCTTGGAAGAATTAACCCAATTGCTACGTTTGCTGATGTAGGTACAGTAATCTGGGGTAACAAAACACTTCAAGTAAGAGAATCAGCACTTGATAGAATCAACGTAAGAAGATTGTTGTTACAAGCGCGTAAGTTAATTTCTGCTGTGTCTGTAAGATTATTGTTTGATCAAAACGACCAACAAGTAAGACAAGACTTCTTAAATGCGGTTAACCCAATTTTAGATTCAATAAGAAGAGATAGAGGTTTATATGATTTCCGAGTAACAGTTTCTAACGACACTGAAGATTTGGATAAAAATCAAATGGTAGGTAAAATCTACATTAAACCAACTAAGTCTTTAGAATTTATTGATATCACATTCTACATTACACCAACTGGTGCGTCGTTTGATGATGTATAATAAATTAAAGATTATTATAAAGTGGGGGTCAATGACCCCCTTTTTTTTATTAATAATATATTTATAAAAATAAATTAATACTATGAAAAAAATCATAAGACTAACAGAATCAGATTTAACAAAAATTGTAAAAGGAGTTCTAATAAGTGAATCAAACGATAACATTAATAAAATAAAAGAATTAAATAAAAAATACCCAGGTGAAAAAAATGCTGAATGGTGTGCTTATGCTGTTTTGGACGGTAATCTCAGAAACTGTTACATAAAGAATTGTTTGGGTCTTGAAGATAAGTATTGTAAAAACGCTAAAAATTGCCCTAGTTGTTTTAGTGAAGAATTTATTCTAACACATACTAAAGTTTTAAGTTGTGTTACAGCTTGTGTTACAACAGGAAAATATGACGATATGAATTGTGGTGATTATGAAGGTAATTTTTATTGTTAATAAAATTATTTAATGTAATATTTATTACTATGAATTATAAAAAATTAGTAAAAGATATTATTCTTGAAATTGCTGTAGATAGGAGATTAAGATTATATGGTTTTGACTGGGACGACAATATTTTGGAAATGCCTACTAAGATTTATTTAAAAAGTGATGAAGGTAGCGTTGTTGGAATGTCTACTGAAGACTTTGCAAACTATAGATCACAAATAGGTTCAAAACCTTTTAAATATAAAAAACACATAATTGTTGGTTTTGATGACGATGCTTTTAGGGATTTTAGAAGACCAGATACTTTTTTAAGAGATACAAAAAAAGCAATATTAAAAAATAAAACAGCACCAAGTTTTAAAAAATTTAAAGAAAATTTAATTTACGCAAATCCGTTTTCAATAATTACAGCAAGAGGACACGACCCGAAAGTAATTAGAAAAGGTGTTAGAATGTTTGTTGATTATGTTTTCGAACCAGAGGAAAAAGAAAAAATGGTTAAAAACATTATTTCAACGTTTAAACATGAAGAATTATTTAGTAAAGATTTTATAACAAAATTAAATAGACTTAATCAAGACCAATTAATTGATTTATATCTTGATGAAAAAGGTGATTATTATCCAGTATCGTCAGAAGAATTTGGAGAAAAATTTGGTTTGGACACAAGTGGGGGTGCGGCAAATCCTGAACACGCAAAAAAAGTAGCACTTTTAGATTTTGTTAACAAATACGATGAATTAATTAGAAGCGGGAAATATGTTAGTGCTTCATTAGGTTTTTCAGATGACGACCCAAGAAATGTTAAAGCAATGGTGGAGTTTATTCAAGATGAGTTATCTAAAATGTATCCAGATATAAAATTTAGAGTTTATGATACTTCAGAAGGAGGATATAAACAAATTAAAATAGAAACTGAAAACAATCAAGAAAATAAAAATGAAGATGAATTAATGTTAGAAAGTGTTATTAATAGGATAATATTTAAAATTAAATCAAAGTAAATAGAAAAATTTTTCATAAGCATATATTTATCAATAAAGAAAAATAAACATTAAAAAAAAATAAAAAATTATGGCTGATTTATTAATGAAAATGCCAGTTCCGTACGAACCGAAAAGACAGAATAGGTTTATCGTTAGGTTTCCTTCAAGTTTGGGGATTAACGAATGGTTTGTTGAAAGTGCATCAAGACCGTCAATTAAAGTAGGTTCAACAGAAATCCAATTTCTAAACACTTCAACTTATGTTGCTGGTAGATTTAACTGGGACCCAATTACAGTTAAATTTAGAGATCCAATTGGACCTTCAGCATCACAAGCTCTAATGGAATGGATGCGTCTATGTGCTGAATCTGTTACTGGTCGTATGGGTTATGCCGCTGGTTACAAAAAGAATGTAGATTTGGAAATGTTAGATCCAACTGGAGTTGTTGTAGAAAAATGGATTTTAGAAGGTACATTTATGACAGATTTAAATTTTGGTTCTTTATCATATTCACAAGATGCAATAGCTGATATTTCAGCAACACTTCGTATGGACCGTTGTATACTCGTGTACTGATTTACTTCAAATATTATTTACTACCCACATAATTTTAGGTTATGTGGGTTTTTTATTTACAAAAAACATAAGTAAGATATTTTTATAATAAAAAAAGAATATGGAAACTAATGTTAATGATTACGGCCAAATGAATTTTAATTTACCACACGACGTGGTACCACTTCCATCTGGGGGGATTTTCTATCCAAATAAAAAGAAAAGTGTTAAGGTTGGTTATTTAACAGCGGCAGATGAAAACATATTAGTCAATATGGAAGGTAATAAATCAATTAAAGAAACATTGATATTACCTTTATTACGAAATAAATTATATGAACCAGATTTGAGACCAGAAGACTTATTAGATGGTGATTTGGAAGCAATTCTTTTATTTTTAAGAAATACATCTTTTGGACCAGAATACGTTGTTTCAGTTCCAGATCCACAATCAGGAAAATTATTTGATGCAACAATTGTTCTTGATGAATTAAACATTAAAAAAAATTCAGTAGAACCAGATAGTGACGGTACATTTACTGTTACATTACCTAGGAGTAAATCAACAGTTAAATTAAAACCCTTAACTATGAAGGACTACTTAGAAATGGAAAGAACCTTAGATTCATACCCACAAGGAAGAATCCAACCAACAGTTACTTTAAGACTTAACAAACTTATTATTGAATTGGATGGAAAGACAAACAAAGGTGATATTGCAAAATTTGTTGAATCAATGCCTATTTCTGATTCTAAGTATATTAGAAACTTTATGTTTGAAAACGAACCTAGACTTGATCTATCAAAAGAAGTTATAGCCCCGTCTGGAGAAAGAGCAGTAGTATCTATTGCTTTTGGGGTGGAATTTTTTCGGCCTTTCTTCTCAATATAAGTTAAGACTTATTGACGAATATATCTATTTAGCTAGAATGTTAAAACTTTCTTATAGTGATTATCTGATTATGCCAACATATTTCAGAAGATATGTTATTGATAAAATTTCAGAACAAAATCAACAATAAAGTATTTATCAATAAAATAGATTCCAATGATGTTTGACGATAATAAAGCTAAAACAAGTGGTGCTGATTTAGAACAAGCAAATAAAGACTTGGAAACCGCATCAACACTACAAAATGCAACTAAATACTCAAACCTTTTAACTGAAGCAGCTAAAAATGGTGTTTTAGGTGTTGAAAAAACGGTAAAAACTGTAGTAGCTGACATAAAAGCAAGTGTTACTGATTTATTATCCTTAGAAGGTAATCTAAATAGATTAAAATTTTTAGATCAAGAAACTGCTAAAATTAATGAAGCTTTAGGAACTGGTACCAAAAAAGCCGATGAATTTAGAAAATTAATTGCTGACGGCGCCCCAAAATTTGCTGAACTTGGTTTATCAATTGGTGAAGTACAAAAACAATACATCGATTTGTCTGCTGTTTTTGGGACAAACATATCAATTAGTGATGAACGTATGGCTGAACTAGCAGCAACAGCTAAAGTAACTGGTGTTAGTGCAAAAGATTTAGCATCATCATTTAGAGGTGTTGGTGTTAATTTAAGTGGTGTTGCAGATAAGATGATGGATGTTACAAAAGTAGCAAAAGAATCTGGAGCTATCGTAAGGGACGTTTCAGACAAAGTTGTTAAAAACATTGATAAATTAAATTTATATAATTTCCAAGGAGGAGTTACTGGTTTAGCTAAAATGTCCGCCCAGTCATCCAAACTTGGTATAGATATGGGTAAAATTTTTGAAATAACCGAAAAAGTTTTTAACCCAGAAAATGCAATAGAAATGGCAGCTGGTCTACAAAGGTTAGGTGTTCAAACAAGTGCATTAACCGATCCACTAAAATTAATGGATTTATCAGCAAATGACCCGGCCGAATTACAAAACCAAATTGTAAAAATGTCAAAAGATTTTGTTAGTTTTAATAAAAATTTAGGTGAGTTTCAAATTATGCCAGGCGAAAAAAGAAGATTAAGAGAGGTCGCTGAAGCTTTAGGTATGACAAGTGGTGAATTAGCAAAAATGTCAATCAATGCGGCAAACTTAGATTATAAAATGAAACAAATCAAATTTTCACCTGGAACATCAAAAGAAGATAGGGAAATGATTGCAACTATGGCACAAATTAATAAACAAGGTGTTGCTGAAGTTAAGGTTAAACAATTTGTGGTAGACGAAAAAACTGGAAAAAAAGATAAATGGACTGGTGAATATGTAATGAAAGAAGTTACAGATTTACAAGTTAACGAAATCCAATCTTTGAAAGAATCCCAAGAATTACAAGGGAAATCTATGGAAGAACTTGCAATTGACCAACTTTCTTCTTTACAAGCAATTGACGCAAAAATGTCGGCAACATTAACAGCTATGGGTTTTGGTGCCGCAACAACTTCACTAATGCAAACTGGATATGAAGCAATAACAACTGGTGTTAGAAAAGCTGGTTTTGAAGCTCCAGAATCACCAGGAGGAGTTGTAAAAGATGAATTTAGAGAATCCGAAAATATAAGAGTTGGTTTAGGTGTGATAGGCGATAGAGTTGCTGGAGTAACAACTGAAGTTGAAAGTCTATATAACAAAATAAAAAGTGTAAAAAGTGTCCAAGACTTAAAAGATTTAACATCATCAACAATCGAAACATTAGCTAAGGCCTATAATACAATTACAAGTGATCAATTTTTTGAAGAAATGGGAAAGGATTTTGAAACTAATTCACCAGAATTAGAAACGTTGTTCAGAAAAGAAAGTATAAAAGCAACAAGCGGTGTAAGTAACACAGCAAT